TTAGTAACGCCAGCGGTCATAACGCTGATATTTCGGCACTTTTGGTGCTTTAATTGCCCTGATCACCCACACCACCGCAACCGCCAACAGCAGCCACGGCAGCAACTTAATCATCAATGCCAGCATACCGCCGAGGAACATAAAGGCCGTCGCCACAATCAGCGCGGCGATAATACCCAGCAACGAAACACCGGTGACCATCAGCATGACAAAAAAGCCAATTACAAAAAGTAGTTCCAGCATGATGCTCTCCCAAATATGAAATCTCTTGCTGGCATTACAAGAATCATGCCAAAAATAATCTGTTGATTTAACAGCAAAACACCCCGCGACGGTGCGCAGGGCGTGGTGAATTTGACTACTTTTTGGTGAAAAGTTAACGCTTATCCGCCACCAGTTTGAGCGCGTGTTCCAGCACATTAATGTCTGCACCCGCTTTATGGGCATTTTCACTTAAATAACGCCGCCACTGCCGCGCGCCAGGAATACCCTGGAACAAGCCCAGCATATGCCGGGTAATATGGCCGAGATACGTACCCTGGCTGAGTTCACGCTCAATGTACGGATACATGGCGCGCACTACCGCCACCGGATCGGCATCGGTATCCGAGGAACCAAAAATCTCTCGGTCTACCGCCGCCAGAATCCCCGGATTCTGATACGCCTCGCGCCCGACCATCACGCCATCCATATGTTGCAAATGCGCTTTAGCTTCTTCCAGCGACTTGATACCACCGTTAATCGACATCGTCAGATGCGGAAAGTCACGCTTCAGTTGATACACACGCGGATAATCGAGCGGCGGGATCTCACGGTTTTCTTTCGGACTTAACCCAGAAAGCCAGGCTTTACGTGCGTGGATGATGAACATCTCACACTCACCTTTGCCGGAAACGGTGTTGATGAAATCGCAGAGAAATTCATAGCTGTCCTGATCATCGATGCCAATACGCGTTTTCACCGTCACCGGAATCGACACCACATCGCGCATCGCTTTCACGCAGTCGGCAACCAGCTGCGCATTACCCATCAGACACGCACCAAACATGCCGTTCTGCACCCGGTCAGACGGGCAGCCGACATTCAGGTTGATCTCATCATATCCGCGCGCTTCTGCCAGCTTCGCACACTGTGCCAGCGCCGCCGGATCGCTACCCCCGAGTTGCAACGCTACCGGATGTTCTTCTTCACTGTACGCCAGGTAATCACCTTTACCGTGAATAATCGCCCCTGTGGTCACCATTTCGGTATACAGCAACGTATTGCGGGAAAGCAGACGCAGGAAATAACGGCAATGTCTGTCCGTCCAGTCAAGCATTGGTGCAACGCTAAACCGACCACTCCAGTGAACGTCAGTTTTCTCAGGCATCGCGCTGGTTTGATTAGTTTTCTGTGTTTCAGGATTATCGTGCATTTTTGAACATTTCAGGCTATTTTTCTCGCGTTAGGTTCCCGCACAGGTTCCCACGTTCTATGGGAACCCGAAATAACGAGGTCGTGTAATGGCGTACTATAACATAGAGAAACGACTAAAATCCGATGGCACACCACGCTATCGCTGTAATGTGATTATCAAAGAAAAAGGTGTTATCACTTACAGGGAAAGCAAAACATTCCCTAAACATGCCCACGCCAAAACATGGGGTACACAGAAAGTGATGGAATTAGATCTATATGGCATTCCATCATCAAATGCAGTTGACGGACTTACAGTCCGTGACTTACTACACAAATATTTAAATGACCCAAATGCCGGAGGTAAAGCAGGTCGTACTAAAAGATATGTGCTGGAACTGCTTATGGATAGTGACATCTCCGCGATCAAACTATCCGAACTGACAGAAAATGACGTAATTGAACATTGTAGGCTAAGAAACAACGCTGGTGCAGGTCCAGCAACAGTCAGCCACGATGTTAGTTATCTTGGCAGTGTTCTGGATGCGGCCAAACCTGTATACGGAATTAATTACACATCAAACCCGGCGAAAAGCGCTCGTCCATATCTACTTAAACTTGGTTTGATTGGTAAATCAAACCGTCGTAATCGTAGACCAGCATCTGATGAACTGGACATGCTCATTGAAGGCCTTCAACAACGATCTACTCATAAATGCTCAAAAATTCCGTTCGTTGATATCCTCAAATTTTCTGTGTGGTCCTGTATGCGAATCGGAGAAGTATGCCGGTTACGATGGGAAGATCTCGACCAGGAACAAAAATCTATACTCGTAAGAGACAGGAAAGATCCACGCAAAAAGGAAGGCAACCACATGAAAGTAGCCTTGCTTGGGGAAGCCTGGGATATCGTCCAACGACAGCCCCAAAAATCGGAATTCATTTTTCCATATAACAGCACTTCTGTTACTGCGGGATTTCAGAGGGTAAGAAGCAAATTAGGTATTAAAGATCTGCGATACCATGATTTGCGTAGAGAAGGGGCAAGTCGCTTATTTGAGGCTGGTTTTAGTATTGAGGAAGTCGCCCAAGTTACAGGGCATCGTTCATTAAACGTGCTATGGCAGGTATATACCGAACTGTATCCGAAATCTTTACATAATCGTTTTGAAGAGCTCCAAAAGAGCAGAAATAAGGCCTCTTGACACTGTTTATCCATACAGTTAAAAATATACTGTATACAAACACAGTATAGAGGGACTTTTATGCGTATTGAAATCTGCATAGCCAAAGAAAAAATGACTAAAATGCCAACCGGTGCTGTGGATGCGTTAAAGGAAGAATTAACCCGACGCATCAGTAAACGTTATGACGATGTAGAGGTGATCGTAAAAGCCACCAGCAACGATGGCCTTTCTGTTACACGCACCGCAGATAAGGATTCTGCAAAAACTTTTGTTCAGGAGACTCTGAAAGATACCTGGGAATCTGCTGATGAGTGGTTTGTTCACTAATTAACACGTAAAATCGGTAACGGCTGGAAATCATTCAATACTCGCACTATCGAAAGTTAACCAGCCAGCCGTGGCACGTTCTTGCATACGACGTGCTACGGTTTCATTTATCTCCGACCGGAAACTTCTTATACAAAGTCGATACGCCAACATCATAGATGATCGCTACCTTCTGGCGAGAAACTCCTGATGCAATTAGTCGTCCAGCCTGCGCCCATTGTTCTGGACAGCGACCTCCAGTTCGTCCCTGTGCGCGAGCAGTTGTAACTTTGCGTTTTTTTCTGGGCAAATTAACACGCAATTCTGGGCTGTCAGGTTGTGCGCTCTCCGCCCAGAATTGCGCGTCAATTTGTCAGATTTTTAATCGTCCAGCCCAAATCTGCTGGTAACTGCTGGCAGCATCGTAACTTGCAGATTTTTCGTTTCGTGGGTATTCGTTATGCTCAGCATGATAGCTGTTGTTGTGCTTCCCTGGTTCGCAACGGTCACAAATCCAGAATCGACTCCCAGAACTGAATAAGGAGCTCCAAAACTTATTGACACGGATGAACCTACAACCCTGAAAAATCCATCAATTCTGTAGCTGGACATATTGTTATTTGCAGGGTCACGGATTAGCACCCACAGCGATATCCCCCTGAAAACTAAGTTTTTTACATCTGGTACTGATAGCGAAATAACAGTATTCCCGCCTGGTATCAGTTGTCCGGCGTATTTAGTTCCGTGCAAGTATTTTCCTGGTAAATCAAGATAATCCGACACCGGGGTCAATAGTGTGGAAACGTGTCGACTGTCTGACTGAGTAAATACATTAAAACCTATATTTGCGTAATCGATTATTCTTCCGCCACTACCAGAAATAATGGCTTCTCGTTTCCCGGTATTGTTACGTATTATCAGGTCCGTATTGTGATGACGTATAATACCAATAGAATATTTCGATTCTCCGTTCAGGCGATTATTTTCCACTGTTCCGCTAATCAGTGACGACAACAGAATATCGTGTTCGTATTCCGGATTACCCGTTGTCAGATTTCCCTGTATATGACAATCGTATGCCCAGCCGACAGGTTCGTCTCCAAATTGCTGAACGACTATTCGTTTGGCCGTATTCCCTGCAACCAGAACGTTTCGCACATCGTCAGTCTGGGACGTAATCAAAATTTCGTCGTCAACGGTGTTTCCGCTGACAGTGACGTTGCTGCTGTCATCAATCCAGATTTTGCCCCTGAATGCGTTCCCGGAAATTACTGTATTACTGGAATCGTTTTCAACCTCACAGGAGCCATAAGTATTTCCGTAATCGTAATTACCCTGAACAATCAGATATCCGTTCCCGTTGATAAAATTGTATGAGGTCGCGTTTTTCCCTCCGTGCGTTGAATTGCCGACGCACTTTGCGTTGGTTACCCCTATATGCTGAAAGTGCCCGGCGTTTACACCCTCAGGGGCTACTGACGTACAACCAAGTATCAGGGTATCACTGACAACTCGATTATCCGGATTGTCAGACATCGCATCGTAATCCCTGGCTGTTATATCAGTTGCGTAGAAAAAACCCGCAAACTTGTTGAACAGGATTTTTATATTTTTGTAGTCAGATAAGTCCTGGTGGGCATTACACGAAAACGCCCTGGCTGAATGATGGTATTCACGACAGGTCTGCATGCCCGTTAATAACGATGTTATATTACTTGATTTTATAACGAATCCGTTGTGAACCAGGTCTGCATCTCCCACCAGAACAATGGGTTTTGACAACGTTACAGTGTCGAACAAATACTTTCCTCTCCAGAATCCCAGTCGCGATCCTGCCGGAACCGAGTCAATTGCCCGCTGTATCGCCGCAGTGTCGTCAGCAATACCGTCACCGATAGCCCCAAAATCCCTCACACTAATAATCTCTGCGTTTTTGTCGTGCTGATTTCGGATAACAGCATTCTCCAGGTCCTGTTTAACTGCTACCAGGGAATCCCCGTCATCCGGGTCTGTAAATCCAAGGTTTTCGAGAGCCGTTGGTACTGTGCCGTCCGATTTGATATCACCAAACGGATTCTTGCGGCTTAACAGCAGCGCACGAAGCGCGGTAAGCAACTGGTCGTGCCGCTCCTTCTCCAGGCTGGCACCGGAGGCCTCCACCACGCTACAAAGTTCTTCCTGCAACATGTCAAAGTAGTCATCATCCAGATCGGTGGCAGGTGTGCCGGTCTGGGGGTTACCACGGGTAAAACCGTTCTTACCCGCGCCGAACTTATCCTTCTGCGCGGTTTTCGTGTCTATACGATGCATGGATTACTCCGGATATTTAAAAATTACGTAGGTATGCGAAGGGCAGAGTTTGTTAAGCACACACTCGACAACGGTGTCGCCCCAGATACGCAGTGCGGAATCACAGGGATCGCCACATGTCATCCAGGTGGTGTTGGTGGCGGCTGGCATGTTGACCTGCCAGTAATACCGCCATTCCGGCGCATTCACCGCGTCAGTACAGGCCGATGAGCAGGTGAAGGTGCTTTTGTCGTATCGCGTGATGGTGGCATCTGGTCTGCCCAGGGCAGCAAGCTGTGCAAGATAAAAATCCTCGTTGATGCCGCCCGCCAGGTTAACCTTCGCATCCAGCCGTTGCTGACGCTGGCGAAGGGTCTGTGTCCCTGCGGGAATACATTCATCCGGCAGGCCGCACAGACGCTCCCAGCGATTTATCAGTTCGGTGGTGGTGCGCGGATCCAGCTCCCGCATCAGGGCATCCGCACGCTGATGAACACGGGTTAATGACGGTGCTGCACCGGCAATCGCCGGATCGCTAGCTGGCCACGCCGGACCGGGCGGCAGCAGTGCCGACAACAGACGGATGTAATCATCGTTTGTCACGTCCATAAAATCGTCCCCAGAACCGCCAGTTCATTTTTTGCAATGGAGATATTGTCCGCCGGTGCAAGCAACTGATGGCTGTATTCCCCGTTCGCACCGGAAATCGCTTCACTGATACGCGACACCTTCAGTTCTCCCTGCGGATAACCATCACGCAGCAGGAACGAACGCAACTCCGCAGTAATGGCGGCTCGTATTTCCGGTGTGTCCGGCGTCACGCGGATATGAAAATCCACTTTATGTGCCACCGGCCTGAATACATACAAATCAGAGCCTGCCACCGGGGCCAGTGGCTCGATATGTTGTCTTGCCGCCATTTCCATTGATTCTTCCGGAATGGGGTTAATCAGGTCACTGCTGGCAATCATCACACCGACAGTTCCCGTTCCCATCCAGTGACGGTATGTCCATGCGCGGGTAATGCCGGGCACTTCTTTAGCCCAGACGACATAGTCCCCGTCAGCCCCGCCCTGCGGCGTCCAGTAATACCGCTCAATGACGCGGGCGCGCCACGTTTCCAGCTCTTCAGTATCAAATCCGCCTGTCAGGGTGTCAGCCACACCGGAAGACGGCAGCCCATTCACCGGCGTGACCAGGATTAATGCCGTACCGTCGTCAGCGTTACCGACCGCTCCTGCACTTGAGCAGGCGATCGGCACGCGCAGGACACCACCGGTGCTGATTGCATCGGCAGTTGCCGTGTACTGAACCAGGTCATCGCGCTGAATAACACTTCCGGCGGTCACCTTCAGGCCATCGCTGACACCTTCCCAGCGCATATACCCGCTGGCAGCCGTGGCCCCCTTGCGCGGACACCGTTTCATCGCAGCATGTCGCGCCAGCCAGGACTCATCGCACAGGTCAGGCAGCATATTCATTGCCAGATAATCGATGTACCCGTAAACCGTATGCAGCGCCGCCGCATACACCTTTGCCCGCACGTCTTCATCCATGCGCCGGAGCGTGTCGCTGACGTCCAGCCTGGCGAATAAATCGTTACGGAGCATACTGATATTTTCTGCCAGCGTCGGGCGCTGAAATTCACTGTCCGCCATGCGTTATCGCACTCCACAGATCATCAAAAGAAATCATTACCGGTCCGTCACGACGCCAGAGAGTGATACTGTTACCCAGTTCATTAATCCCGGTGCGGCGGATATCCAGATCAATACGGGACACCACGCCATCATCAATCATCCATTGCAGGCATTCGCGGATATACCCCCTTACCGTCTGCACCAGCTGATTGGTCAGTTTGCTGCGCTGAAGCAGCCACAGTCGGGAGCCGTAACGGTCATTCTGTACCGCAGGCCAGGTATCCCCCCACCATCCCATCGGGACGTCGGCGTTGTCATCAGGCTCCGCCCGCCGCCAGGTAAACAGGGAAATCACCACGGCGCGGGTCAGCGGATCCAGCGGTGCGCTGGCGCAGGTGCGTTTACCGTTCACCGTCAGCCACAGTTCCATCATGCCTCCATCGCTTTATCAGGTTTGTCGGTGTTACTGCCCTGACCGTTCTCTCTGTGACGATGCCCGTTATAGGCAAGCCGCATCGCTGACATGGTGGTGCCGCTGGAGTCGCACAGGTCTTTCACTTGTCCTGTCACTTCCAGGTCCATTTCAAAACGTGCTTTAGGTGAATTGCGAAACGTGATCGTTTTACCTGCACCGTCCACCACGATCCCCTCCCGGGTCAGCGTCACGGACTGCCCCTGATCGTCATAGACAGCCACCTCACCCGTCTGCAGCCCTTTCAGGCGGTAACGCCGATCCGACACCGTAACAACCACCGCATGAGAACGGTCGCCATCCGGAAACAACACCACCGCTTCCGCACCGCTGTTTGCCCTTGCGGTAAAACCGTAAGGTTCAAGATGTTCAACCCCGGCTTTGGGTTCACCGGCAATCAGGGACACATCCACGGTCTGACATTTCGTTGCGGCACTGATGCTTTTCACCACGGCCCGCCCAATCAGCCCGAGGAGTTGTCGCTGTATGGTTTCAATCGCCCTCATCAGAACGGGTCCTCCTGTACTCTGGCTTTTTTCTTTTTCCGCGCGCCGGGATCTTCGGGTTCAGGCAGATAAGCATCAGGCGGGCCGACACGGATTTCCGTCAGGGTGCCGTTCTGGTCCTGAGTAAACGTGACTTCCGAAACAAGCAGTTCGGTATTGTCGAAACCACAGACCGGATCAAAGACAATCACCCGCTGGTTGGGCTGCCACAGCGTACCGTTACCCTGTCGCCAGCCCTGCACCACATAGGTGGTTTCATCCGTCCGCGCCGCCCGTTGTCGGGCTTCAAAGTCAGCACGCGCAATACAGCCTGCCCCCGTGGCCTGCCCTGTCTGCCTGATATACATCGGACGGTAACGGGCAATAAATGCGTCCTCTGTGCGGGCCCGCAGCGCGGTGGTGGTGGCCTCACCGAAATCATCGTCGTTTCCGGCACGCTGCCCCGCCACCTGGTAAACTGAAAACCGCTCCCGGATACTCTTCTCCGTATCACAGGAAAGGATGTTTTCCCCAAGTACCAGCGCGGTATGTGCCCGCGTTGAGCCAATACCGCCAATCACCAGCCTGCCGTGCGGGTCGTCGTAAGCCAGTGCCTGCTGCTGACCGAGTATTTTGTTGATTACCTCAATCACCGTTTCACCGTGATCAGGCTGGACGTCAGGAATAACACCCGACGGCGCACCGTTGTTCACCACCTCAATGCCGAAGGGCGCAGCAAGCGCCTGCGCAATCTGTACCAGCGATCGTCCGTTAAACTGTGTCGGTTCGGCTGCACAGTCAATCAGATCAGCGGTTAGACTGCGTCCGGCAATACCGGTGCTGACCGAACGGGCATCGTAACGAACGGGCGTCGCCTCCACCCAGCCGGTGATCACCAGCTCATCACCAATCAGCACTTCCACTTTTGAACCGTTTTTAATGCGCGGCTGAAGCGTGGTGATACCCTCATCTCCCGGCCACTGGCGGGTGATCTCCACACTGAAATCCCGCGCCAGTCGTTCAACACCGGCACCGATGCGCACCGATGTCCAGCCATTCCACTCCCGGCCATTTACCCGTAGCGTGACGTTATCGTTCATTGCACTGGCACCTTTAGAGGGATCACCGGCACAAAGCCGGGATGCGTAATGGCATTACGCCGGATAATGTCCGCGTCACGCGCCGCGTTATCAAACCAGGTCGCCGCCAGCACCAGCGCGGGTAAAACCTCATCCGGCGTGCGCTGAATGATCCGTGCAGACTGTTCAAGGCGCGTGTTGATATCCGCATTCAGATCTGCTTTCACCCGGCGCAGCGCCAGAAACAGCGCATCACTGGTTGTACGGGACAACTCCTTATCAATTGCCGTATTCAGTGTGTCGCGAATGTCAGTCAGTTCTTCCCACGTCGGCAGGTCAACTGTGTTTTTCACCGCCGGTGCATTGTTCAGTGCCGGATGCGTGACGGAAGGCCAGCCAGTGCTCTGCGCAGGTGTTGTTGCCTGCCCCACTGCGGAATTCTGCATCACCGCGGAAGTTGTTGGCGCAGGCAATCGGGTGACGGCATACGCCGCTTCGCTGATTGCGGTCGTACGAAGGGTGCTGGCAACCACGTTACGCTGCTGCGTCGCCGTGGCGGTGGTTTTACTGTCCGTTTTCCAGACGCCGCGCGGTTGCAGATCGCTGCCGAGGCTGACACCGGAAAGCGTTTTGATCATGGTGACCAGGTCGCTGGCGTTACCATAAAGGCGTTTCCCGGTACGCCACATTTTCTGCACCTGCTCAACGAAATTTTTGCCTGACGATGGCGGCGGCAGAAGTACCGAGATATCCCCCTGCAACAGCCTGGCGGCATCCGATACGGCAGAATCCACCACTTTCATCGCATCAGAAACATACCCCAGCATTATGCTGGCATTACCGATAACGTCGTTCTGCACGAAATCCGCCACACCATCGATACTGAAACCGCTGAAGCTGTCACTGATGCAGTCATCCAGTGCAGAACAGGATGACATCAGCGTCTGCGCCGTCGCCGCACCTGATGTGGGGTAAGAGAGTTCTCCTGCTTCGACAAACTTCAGGTCAAAGCGGACAATACGCCCTTCACTTTTCGATGTGCTGACCCGAACTTCCCCGTCAACACAGACTTTCAGCTCACCATATGTCGGGTGGACAAGCGTGCCGGGACCGGGTTTATTCAGCGCTTCAATCAGGTGATCGCGCTGGTCAAAGCAGTCATCTCCCACCACATAAGCTGTGATGGACGGGCGGAAAGTGACTTTTCCCAGATCTTCGGTATAGGGCTTGTCGCGGTTCGGATATTCGTGTGTTTCCACACGGCGACCGGTTCCCGCACTTTCTTCTTCAACCTTAAACGGTACGCCGCGAAATGACGCATCCTGAAGCCTGTCTTTCCACGTCATATAAACTCCGGATACAAAAAACCCGCCAAATCTGCTTTGTCAGTTATTTACATCGCAGAAGATGTGGCGGGAACCTAATATTTTTAATTACTATCTGAGTTGAACATCAATGGAATAAATATCACCACTCTTTATAAATTTAGAATCTGTCCTTTCATCAAAAGATTCAAATGACTGTACCTTTAAAAACTTTTTCATTTTATTTTCAAAAATACTTTCATTAACACCAGTTAAATACTTGAACGCTCTACCAGCAAGGACCTCATTACTTAAATCCATTGTGTTTTTATTGTCTTTGAAAAACCAAACAATAACCTTTTGTGGGCATGATGGATTATAAACAGATATATAAAACTGCGGCTCATATTTTTCATCAGCGTCATCACTAAGCATTTCTTCAGAAGATAATTCTCTTCTGAATTCATATTGCCGCTTAGTTATTCCTTCATCCTTTATTATCTCTTGCTTAACTGGCGCAATACCTATAGAAGAGATTAATTCTGACTCATTAAAGCTGAACTTACACTCTTCCGCAGCCAAGTTAAAAGATAAAAGTGCAGATATAAAAAAAACAAAGATACGCATAATCATCCCTTCAATCATTTGTAAGGAATGATTATATTAACTACTTAAAGCTGAAAACCCAAATTATGCCAGACAAAAACACATTAATCATTTTGTACACTACCTGAACCGCGTATAGCCAACATCATGGCTGACATCAAAACCGCTGGATCGCGTTTCCATAACCCGCATACCCGGAGGCGAATTCACAAAAGATACCTTGATCTCACCATCAACTTTTGGCACAGAAGCTTTGTTAATCATGAAGGGATTCGAGCCTGTGGCATCGGAGGCGTTGTTTGACTGAGCCGGATCCACCGCCGGATAAGGTGTGTATCCCCGCGCCGGTATTCCCGTCCCATAAGCATCATAAGCACCCGCGCCCCACTGCGCAGAGTTAATGGCATCGACCGTGTCACCGGAACTGTCGGTAAACCACTCAATAATTGGCTTCAGCTTGTCCCACATATCCTGAAACCACTTAACAACCGGTCCCCAGTTATTGATCACCATCCCCAGCGGCGACCAGGCAAAAACCTTCTTCAGAAGTTCCCAACCTGCCTCAAAATAAGGACCAATGGTTTCCCAGAGTTTCTTAAAATAAGGTCCGACAACATCCCAGTTAGTGATAATTAATCCCGCAGCCAGGGCTATCGCCGTCGCAATCATGCCAATCGGCGTCATCGACATGATCCTGCTGACAATACTGATGGCACCGCCAACGCCCATCAATCCCAGTTTCAGAATCGCAAGACCGGCAGCAAGCCCGACGACGCCGCGAATAACCCGGGGATTTTCATCCGCAAACTTCGTGAATTTCTCCCCCAACTCCCCCAGCCATTGCGTGATATTTTTAGCGTCACCAGAAAATGCGCCGCCAATAGCCGCAAGGCCGTTAGTTGCGGTCCCTGTCATTGCCTCCCACAGGTTGGACAGCGTACCAAGCTGTGCCTGAACACGTTTATTCAGGCTGGCCTGTTTATTCATCTTCTGCTGGATCTGATCGTAGCCATCCTTTCCTTTATCGATTAGTGCATTGACCACCTGAAGGGTTTCGGCATCATCACCAAATATTGCCTTAAGTACACCTGTTCGCTTAACGTCGGTCAGTTTTCGCAGCTTTGCCAGTTGCCTGAACATGTTATCAAGACCGCCAAAACTTCCTTTGCCGTCAGTAAAATCGAGCTGTACCCCGAGTTTCTGGCGGGCCATAACTTTATTAACATCCCTGATTTTCTTAACGCTTAATCCGGACTGGATAACTTTTCGCAGGGCATTACCTGCCGACTCCCCGTTCATCCCCATCTGATCCATCATGACGCTGATGGGGGCAAGGCTCTGTGCAGCCTGAAGACCGTCCTTGTTCACCATCTTCAGAACAGAACTGGTTTTAGTGAAGAAGGACAACATGTTGGTATCGTCAACGCCCAGATAAAACGCCTTCTGGATAGTGTCGAACAGCCCCATCATGTCTTCTGACGCCGTTCCGGTAGCATCCTGCATCTTTGCAGCAAACTCAGCAGCCGCTTCCGGTGTTTTTTTCAGTTGTACCGCAAGATAAGCTGTCGCTTTACCCACACCGCCAAGAATGTTTTCTGCCGGGATCCCCTGACGCACCAGCATCTGCATCATGTTCTGGAAATCAGCCGTTGTACCGGGTAGCTGGTTACCCAGGCCAATAGCCAGTTTATTGATGTCCTGAAAGCTCTTTCCAACCTCGCCGTTCGCATCCATCATGGCGACTTTCAGCCCGGTGGCGGCGTTTTCCTGATCGGCATAAGATTTCAGGGAAAGCGTCAGACCCGCTGCCAGTCCGCCACCAAGCGCCAGCCCACCCTGTGACGCTTCTTCCGCCTGGCGTTTAAATCCCCGGATTTTCTTTTGCATTTTCGACAGCGCGGGAGAAAGCCTGTCGACACCGGTGATCAACGCCTTAAGCTCAAATTCAGCCATGTGTGCGTTTCTCCTGCTCTATCCTGTTTGCCTGACTGACCAGCAAGGGAATTTCACTGATCGGCATATTCAGCAATTCGAAGGGATTAATGCGCCAGTAACTGGCGCAGTCAAAGAAGCGATCAGTGAGGTATTCAGCCGTCAGGCCTGGAGGAAAAAACCGGCCACAAGCCACGACGCTGCATTCAGGTCTGCCGGAGACATCTGGTCGACAGAGCTTTGCGGCACTTTCGCCAGCCGCACAATGTATTTCGACACCACATGCGCCAGAAGTCTGACGGACTCATCCTGATTCATCTGGTAGGGATACCCCAGCTCGCGGACATCCTTCCCGGTGGGTTCATCAAACTCCAGTACGGAGAGTGTCTCGCCATGAGCAATAATCGGTTTCTTTAACTCAAGCTCTTTCATTACTGGTAATCCCCTTCTTCACCGTGGAACTCAAGATCGACTGTGCCTTCTTCGGCATTATGGTTCGCTTCGCCGTGCAGCCAGGCGGACGACAATACATAGACCTGACCGTTCGCCAGCTCGGCAGTGATGGTCATCTCATCAGACGAGGTGATTTTGCTCACCGGAAAATTCTTCGGCACCTTGAAGGTCCCTTTGACATAAGGCGCACGGTGAGTTTCCTTGCGGTCCACTGAACCGTCCAGGCCGATGATGTCATCATTGACCGTCCTGTTCATGGGCACCTCAATGCCGCCGGTCAGCGATAGCTGCTGACCGTCAATTTTGAAATAACAGGTTCCCCCGATACGGGCCATTATGCAGACTCCTCTGAATACTGAAGACGGAACTGGTTAACCACGGCAAAGACACGCAACTGGTTAACATAGTCAGGCGGGAACAGCGTGTTCAGGCGGTTCGGATCGCTGGCATCACGCTCCACAACCAGGTACTGCTTAAACAGTTCGTAGTTTTCCACGATCCCCGCACGCTCAAGCTGACGGTAGGTTGCCAGCAGTTCCCCTTTGATCACCGCCGGTGTGACAATCGCCTGACCGGGACCAAAGCGGGTACCGTCGCTGGCAAGCTTGTGACGCCCGTACTTACTGGTAATGACGGATTTCAGTTTGCGCAGCACATACGCGCTGGTATGCAGCGTCTCGCTGTCGAGGTAGCTGTTATCCGCAACACCGTAAGCGTTTTTCCTGTACGTGGTGACATCACGCTGAATGCGCAGCACCCCGCTTTCGACATACGCCGTTGCCACGCCATGAGACAGCAGGGTCTGTTGTTCGGTCATCGTGAACCGTTTCCCCTTCGGCGCAGGCAGCATACCCACCAGCTCACCGGTCTGCGTGGGACGTGCCGGATCGTTGCGAATAAACACCGCTGCGCGGGCGGTACGGCTTGCCGCCAGCTCGTCGGCAGGCGTCTGGGTCTCTTTTTCGTATCCCGCCAGGGTAATGTGCTGCTGGTTAAACTGGTCACCTGCGGTCACCAGTTCTGACAGCGTGCCGATCTTTGCCGTATACACATGACCATACAGCTGACGCGCATAGCTCCAGCGACCGCTGGTATCGTTCATCTCGGTCACCAGCGTGTTAACGGAGGCCGTGTCGTTGAACGGCAGGCCGATATAATCAAACGGCTCATCCGCCATTGCAGCCACCGCGCCGGTGAGAACAGGAGCGCCCGTTCCGGCGGTACCCGTCGCCACGGCAATCTGTACGCCCGCTGGCAGCACTTCGCCCCCACCAAAGCCGTAGTAATTGAGGCTGACAGGAATTTCATTCCCGCAAAGCCCCTTATGACGCGCGGTCAGTGTGACCACGCCTGCCGAAGATGAGGCAGTAAACGGCAGGGTCGGAACGGCATTGATGGCATCTTTGATACTGCTGGCAATCGTCGCGACGTTATCGCCGTTGGTCACCGGTGCCTGCACGCGGGTACGTCCCACATAAACATTCACCGTGCCGGTTTCGGTTGCTGCCCCGGTCACCGTCAGCGTAACTGTTGCCGCCGCGCCTGTGGATTCAGGAACGGCAATCACATACAGCTCGCCAAACGGGTCAGTCTGGCGATAAGCCTCGACCATACGCGCCAGCTGACTTCCCGCACCACAAATCTGGCGTGCATAGTCTGCCGACGGCATCAGTACCAGACTGTTGGCAACAATCTCTGCACCGTTATTGGCATGACCAATCAGCAGCGATGCTCCGCTGTCCTGTGCAGTATTCGCCGCCTGGTTATCCATTTCCGCATAAAACAACGGAACCAGCGTATTCGACGGAATGGTGTTAAAGCTTATCGTCATCGGTATTCACCTTTTTATTCACGCGCCGGATATCACCCGCTGCTTCACGGCGCAGCCAGTAGTTGTTCTCGTCAACATTTCGCCCTTCGGCGGGCAAAAGGTCGCCGCGGGCAGGGTCAGGAACTGACCGCCCTTTAACAGGTTTCACAAACATGAAGATCCTCAGGAAGGAAGGGTTATTTCGGTGTGATGTTCGATATCGCCGTCAGGCCCGTTACCGGGATCGAGATAATCAACATCAATCGCCAGCGTTCGCAGTTCATCCAGACTGTTCAGGTCATCCTGCTGGCGGGTATCGTCTTCGGTCAGCTCGCTGATGACCGAAAAATCGAACTGATAAATCAGCTCATGACGATTCAGATCCAGCAGCGTGCCGCCGTCATAGGTAATCGGGTTACCGCACGCTTCCGGGTTCCAGCCCAGCAGGGCCTTAAAGAGCATTTGCCGGACATCGTCCACCACATCATACGAGGCAAACTGACCGCGCTCATCACTCCCGTTACTCAGTATGACAACCACGGAGAAGCCCTCTTTCAGCTCCTGCCAGTAGTCGGTCTGGCTTTTGTTTTCTCCCGGAGAATCATCACCCGGTACAACATATGCCGCCGGGAGTCTCAGCTTTCCGACCTCCGGCAGATTTTTGAACTGTGCCGCGCCTGCCACCCGGTTTTCAAAATACGGGCAGCGGGCACGCAGCGCAGCAATAACAGGCGTCAGTTTCATCTGCGTCGTCGCTCCGGCTTCAGTGATTTACGTAATTCCCGCGCCAGAAAATAGCGTGTCCAGCTGCGGTTCTTTTCAAGAGTTTCCACCATAAAGTTATTACGTGGAGCCAGCCGCCAGCCGCTGCCACCGGATGCACCACGATGATGACTACGACGACGTTTTGCTCCTCCCCGGACACCAAAAAACAGAAACGCCGGATAGAAGTCACCAGAGATCATCCGGTTCCCCTTCCCGTTGCGCTGGTTAGGGGCAATGCGTGTCATAAAACCGGCTCGCTTTTTACTGGCTCTCGGCACCATGTAACCAATCGAACGAGCCAGGCGTCCGGTCTGATAACCGGGGTTTTCACCCGGTGCCGACCGCGCACGGCGCATCACCAGCCGACGGGCATCACGCATATGACGCTGCCCAATCGTGACAAACGCCCGCCGGACACGGGCGCGGTTAAAGCGCATCTCGGCGGGCTGCTGAACATCAACGTGAAAAAAGGGAGTCGCCATTGCTGCCTCCGTGACTCTGCCTACATTCGCCCAGCTCCGTACACTCCAGCAGCAGAAAGCGCCGCGCCCCGTTCAGATCACGCTGACGTTTCACCCGGTACACACTGTCATCACAGACCACCTCATAATCAGCAGTGATCCCCCGGCGGTAGCGAATGGTGATGTAATGGGTGATGGCGTCTCCGATCTGCGCGGTTTCCTGCCAGGTGGTGGCACTGGTCTGGATAACCTTCGCCCATGCCCGGAACGCAACCGGGTATTGAGGCTCCACGCCAAAGTTATCCGCGGGCATATCCACCCGCTGGCGGATCAGGACGCGTTTATTCAGCTCGCCTGGGTCAGGCAGAATGTAGGTTGCGCTGGTCTGCGCCTGACGAATTTTCATTGCGGAAAGTACCTGTACGGGCCGACAAGCCAGCCAAAACTCTGCGGCATGTCGAGTTTCTCCACTTCCGTAACCGACGAGCGGTTTTCGTAAAAATGGCTGATAAGCATCAGCATCCCCAGACGAATATCATCCGGCAGGTGCAGCCCGTCCGGATCGCTGTCCGGAATGGTTTCATCCGGTGCATAGAGCTTCCGGTTCAGATACGTTTCCGTCCGCTTTTGTGCCGCACAGGCCAGCAGTTGCAGATGGCGGTCATCAGCATCGAAATCCTCATCCAGCCGGAGTTGGGCTTTAATCTCTTCCATTGTCAGAAGCATACTCAGCCCTCTTTACTGGTCGTGGCTTTTTTCTCTTTTGCCGCTTTACTGCTTTTTGCACTGATTCCGCGCTCTGCTAACCCGGCCTGAAGTGCAATCTCCTGCACCCGGGCAGGAAGCGCCCCGTCGTCATACTCACCGGCCCGAATGACCTCAACACGCATACCGTCCGGTGACCATTTCAGATCTTGTTTCAGGATCATGATTCTTCACCCGTCAGAACAGGGGCGCGGTTCCGCGCCCCTGAGTGATTACGCCACTGCAATCTTCAGCAGTTTGATGGCCTGCGAATCGACCAGCATGCCGCCGGTGCGTTTGGTGGTATAAAAACCGACAAACGGTTTATTGGTGTACGGGTCACGCAGAATGCGGGTGCCGATACGGTCAACGATGGTGTAACCCCGTTTGAAGTTACCAAATGCAATGGCTTTCGCATCAGCGGCGATATCCGGCATCTGTTCGTTTTCAGCGATACCGTAACCCGCCAGAGAGGACGGCTGCCCCAGCTCCAGCCCCGGACGCCACAGATAGTTACCCTCGCTGTCTTTCAGCAGACGGATGGCAAACAGGCTGTTGTTGTTCATCATGAACTTCGCGCCTGTGCGGTGTGCCTTACGCAGCGTGTAAATCAGTTTGATAATGGCGTCTGCGGTCACCGCCGTCGCGTCGCCGGATACAATATGCTGAAGTTTGCCGAACGCCCGGACCTTATCGGTTTCATCCGTGGATTCATACGCCAGGAACCCTTTCGGCTTCTTGGTACCATCGCCGGTGGTAAAGGCAATTTCTTCCTGTTCGGCAAATTCGGTTGCCAGCTCGCTGTTGATCCATGCTTCCACGTTGAAAAAGGCATCATCCAGCATTTTCTGGGTGGCCTGCGGGTTACCGTAGATTTCCCCCATGAAAGGTTCAATCAGGCCCAGTTTTGAGGTGGCAGTCTGGGAGCGCGCGTCAGTCTCGCCAACCCATCCGGAAGCCGTGCCGCCCAGATTCACCAGTTTTTTGTAGTCGGAACCACCAACGGTGATCACCGTGGCTTCCTGGCGCATCACCACTTCATCTTTCAGCAGGGTGAGAATGTTGCGATCCAGTGCTTCCGGCACGGCATAGCCGCCGTCTTCATCGGTGCCCACCTGTAATGCCTTGCGCTCCAGATCGCGCAGACCATCTTCACGGCCTTTACGCAGGAAGCCCACAAACGCTTCTTTATGCTCGGTGGCCAGTTTATTTTGCGCACCACCTGCCGGACGTTTCAGCTCAAGCAGCTCTTTTTCAAGATCGCTTTTGAGGTTTTCCAGCTCGCTGAGTTTCCCGTTCAGGGTTTCCACCTGCCCGGCAAGCTTGCCTTTTTCCTGCTCAATCGCATCCACGCGCTTGTCGTTCTTTGCTTTGAAGTCGTCAAACTTCTGCTGCAGCTCCTGCGCGACCTGTTCGACATCTTTAATATCAACCGCCATCGTATTTCTCCTGATTAGAAGTTCAGATTTTTCAGTGCATTCAGTGCAGAGCCCACATCCTCAGCGTCGCGCAGGGACAGTGCGCCATAGCCCCCGGCCATGAATGCTTTGGCCTGGGTACGGGAGAGTCCGACATCACGCAGGACTCTTTCGATTTTTTTCTGTTCGGGGATTTCCCCGCGGGCCAGTGCGTTCTTGACGTCGCTGATCCGCGCCTCGTCGTTAGACGGGAACGTCACCAGGCTGACTTCCCAGAGGTCGATTTCTTTCAGCAGAAAGGCTTCTTTGCTCCGGTCGTATTCCCAGTCTTTCAGGACGTACCCAATAGAAAGGCCGGTTAACGAACCGGCCTTCATGTGTGCATGTGCGCGTTTTGCGAGGGGATCATCATCAATAAGCAACCGTCCCCTGACGTAAAGCCCGACATCGTCTTCCTTCATTTCAGTGTAAACACCGATGGGTTCATCCATGCGGTGCTGCCAGAGCAGCGCAGGTAACGCTTTTCTGTCACTCCACGCCCGCAGGGAAGCAGCAAATGCCCCGGACATCACCACATCATCGTGGCTGTCCTTTACACCAAAGACGGAGCCATACCCTTCAAACTCACCGGAGTCACTGACAGATTTCAGACTCAGCGGTACATCAAGACGTTGTTTCGTCTGCATTGGCGTTATCCTTCTGCTTACCGGCTTTACTGCCATCGGAGGGTTTCGTGGTCATGTTCATCGGTGTGAGATAGACATCACCACCGGGTCGTGGATTCATATCTTCCAGGTCGCGGCAGTCATTGGGAGAGTAAATTCCCCAGTTGATCCCGGTGGCGTAGGCTTCAAAACGGGACTTCATATCCCCGCGCAGTAACGCCCCGGCGTTAAATTTGGCGTAATAAACGCCCTGCTTACTTTTTCGTACCAGTCCGGTGTTGATCCGCTGTTCGATGCGGGTCAGATACGGCACCAGTGAATAGTTGATAAATCCCAGCCCCAGCTCTTCGATATTGTTGAAGGTGGCGCGATCGGTGTTCTGCACCATGTGCAACGGCACCCGGAACAGACGACAGATTTCTTCAAGCTGAAACTTGCGGGTTTCCAGGAACTGGCTGTCCTCGGCGTTCAGCGCCATCGACTTCCAGTCCAGCCCCATCTCAAGGATCATCGGGCGGTGAGCATTGCCAAGCCCGGTGTGACGCTCCTCAAAATCTTTCTTCAGGCGCTCGTAAGCCTGATCTGACAGCGTCTGCTCTGTACGCAACACACCCGACGTCACCGCGCCATTGCTGAACAGTCTGGCCCCGTGCTCTTCGGTCGCTGCCGCCAGCGATATTGCCTCGCGGGCATAGGCGATGGGATTCAGCCCCACCAGTCCGTCCAGCGTCAGCGTGCGCACATGCCAGATATCCTCCTGGCTCAGTACATCCGTGGAGCCATCCGGGAATGTGACCTGATAGACCGGCTCCCAGCTACTGTTAAGCTTCGGTACCACACAGCCGGGATCGACGGGCAGCAGTTCAGCCACTTCGCCAAATGCTTTCACTTTGTAGGCGTAAAAGTTTCCCCGCAGGCACAGACAGGTGACCACCAGCTCCCAGAACTCCTGCGGCGTCATATAGCCATTGGGATGCGTGGAGAGCAGCTTATGCAGACGTTCGCCGGTGGCTCTCTGCTTCAGGCTGCCGTTCAGGTGATACAGGTTGCAGGGCAACATCCCGACCGACTCCGCCAGCACCCTGACACAGGAAAAAACCGCCGTCAGTCGCATGGCCCGCTGGCTGCTGATCTGCTTTCCGGTATAGGTGTCGTAGGACAACCCGATAGCATCCGCCAGCTCTGCTGGCGTGGTCACCGGTGCGTCACTTTTTCGTTGAAATAATCCCGAAAAGAACACTATTTACCTCCGCCGACAGACGACTGTGTACGGTCGAGATATCGCGCCACCAGCCACGACCAGAACAGGCACAACGCCCCGGCAACAACAAACCCCGCCGGGGGATAAATCAGCCAGGCACCATACGCCAGCAAAAGCGCCCCCAGCACGCCCACCAGAGGCGCGAGAATCAGCATGATCATAATTACCTCAGTTAAAGCGAGCGGATCCCATAGGACTCAATGTGGTCAGACAGCGTGTCTTCTTTCTCGTACAGCATGGCTCTGCCAACCGCCATAATCAGCGCAACTGCACCATCGATTTTGTTTTCCGCCTGCTCTTTGACGGGCTTCACCACATCATCGTTACCCGGAATGGTTTTGCCGACCACGTTACCGATACACCAGGTCATGATGGGATTGCCATCATGATGAAAGCGCCCCGATTCAATTGCCGCTTCCAGCTCTTTCATCGGGTCGGACATGTTGGTGTAGTTCTGAATGATAGTGATGGGGTTCAGGTCTTCATCAGCAAGGTCATGTGACAACCCGGTCGCCCCGAAGGGGTCGATGGGTGACTCACTGACCGGGCTGATTTTGTTCGCCGCTTTGGCCTCCTCGAGGATGTAGCGATAATCCACCTCCGCACCATCGGTAACGGTCAGAACGCCCATTTCCACCCATTTCTGAAAGCGTTCGGCTGTCCGTCGATCTTCATTTTTCTCGACGCTGTACACCGTGTCATACGGTACCCAGAAACGCGGGGCCACACTGTAGTAATGCGTTTTACCGTCAATCTCGCGGGTATAAAGTCGCGCCATGCTGTTCATATCCAGCTTACGCGCCAGGTCAAAGGCCAGAATGCACGGCTGCCCCTCGAACTGCTCAAGGGTCAGTGATTTATCCTCGCAGCTCTGCCAGCTCACCAGGTTGAAATACGCCGAACGCGCCGACACCCAGATATTGAGGTGTTTTGTTTTAAAGACGTTTGCCAGACGGGCGTTATTTTTCGCACGCTGTTGCTGACTTAACAAAAACTCACGGTAAACCGACACCCCGATATTCGGGTTGGCTTTTTCCAGCACCTGCGGGTCGGTCCAGTCGTCACCTTCATCAACGGTATAGATGATCCCGAACAGTTCATCGTTAGGCACCGAGCCGTTGAGCATCTCGATGACTTCCCGCCGTTTGTCGTAGCACGGCCCCTCAATGTTGTACCCGGCGGTAGTGATAGCCCACATCAGTGGCTGACGTCGCGCCCCCATCCCGGTAAGCATCGTGGTGTAAAGCGCATCTGTGGCGTGCTCGTGATATTCATCCACCACCGCACAGTGGGGTGATGAACCATCACCGGGGTTACCGATCAGCGGTTCAAAACGCGCACCATCCTCCGGACGGTTCATGTTTGAGGCGTTAACCTCAATCCCGAACGCTTCCGTCAGCATGGGTGTGCGTTTACACATCAGTCTTGCCGGACGAAAGACTTCCCATGCCTGTTTCTCCGTCGTGGCACCGGAATACACTTCCGCGCCGAACTCGTTATCACAGGCAAAACAATACAGGGCGACACCGGCAGAGATTGCCGATTTGCCGTTCTTACGGGGGATTTCGGTATACACCTCACGGAAGCGGCGCAGCCGGGAGCCTTTATTGACCCAGCCAAACGCGCAGCAGATCACAAAGAGCTGCCACGGCTCCAGCGTGATGGGCATCCTCTTAAATGCCCACTCACCCTTGGTGTGCGGCAACAGCTGAATAAATTTCGCGGCCCGTTCAGCCAGGTCCTTGTCGAAGCGGTAACGAAACGACTTACTTTTTTCCTCCATCAGGTCATCAAGATGGCGCTGGCAGGCCTGAATCACAAACTGGCAGGCCACAATCTTTCCGTGCACGACATCACGGGCATACTGATTGGCAGCATTTACGTTGGGGTAAGATTTCCGGCTCATGATTCGATGATTTTCAGAAACGGGTTAGTGGCTTTCTTCTGCCCCGCCAGGCCAATCAGACGCTGGCGGCTGCTGGGGTCGAGTCCGAGCATTGCCCCCGTACTGCTCATCTCGGACTCCTGTTCTTTTTTGACGGTCAGCTCCGGATTTTTGACCATACCGCCCATTGCACCGGTGATGGTGTTGCCCTGTCTGGCAATATTTTTCACGGCACGTCGCCAGAACTCGTAGGCCACGCACCACCGCTCAAGCACCGCGAGGTCAGTCACGCACAGCAGGCCCTGACCGCAGAGTTCTTTGGTTGTCAGTTGCCACATGATCGTGGCGAGAGGGAGATTTTCTTCAGCGAACCACTCCGGTGGCTCAACACCTTTGATGGGCGTAAAAACAGGCTCATCTTTGTTCAGGGCTCGCTTGCCGGGATTTCCGGCCAGCGCCTTGCGCGCCGTTGGCTTGGGGCGACGCCCGGAACGCCCCGTCGTTCCAGCCATATGCGGCACTCCTGGTTAAATTTCATTTTTCGCGGGTATAAAAAAACGATGGGGCGGGCAGTCCGGAAGACGTCAGGTCACAGAGATTTGACCCGCCCCTCCCCTCAGACAGTTGAGAATTATTATCACTTAAGTCGTTCACGGGCCGTCTTCGCCTTATGACACGGCCAGCACAGACTCTGCAGATTACAGTCGGCATCAGTGCCGCCATGCGCTTTAGGGATGATGTGGTCAACGGTTTTCGCCTCACGCACCACACCAGCACGCAGACATAACTGACACAGGCCTTTGTCACGCTTCAGGACACCCGCGCGGATACTGTCCCACTTCGAACCATAACCGCGCTGATGACGGGATTGTCCTGGCTTGTATTGCTTCCAGCCCTCGCTTTTGTGGCTTTCGCAATAGCCTGACGGATCAGTCGTGGTATTGCGGCAACCGCGAAAACGGCAGGCTTTTGGGGTTCGTGGTGGCATTTATATCCCCTCTTTGGTGCACGCTTACAATGCGTAAAAAAGCCTCGCATTAGCGAGGCTCGTTTATATCTTGAAGGTGAATACTTATTGTCTTATCTATCCACGGGAAACATTAAGATTATTACACCCGTTAGTTGGGAAATAAAACAAAATGCAGGTGGTTTATTTATTCTTTGCTGATTGCTTTCTGAATGGCATCGGCTAATGGTTCAATTAAGCCAATAGCTGCTTTTAATTCCTGTTCAAATTTTGCACTTGTAGCCTGACCACCTGCAGAAGAAAGTGAGGCCTTAACTAATTCAAGGGCAGCTTGAACAGCTATAACCCTCTGTTTTTGAGCTTGAGTTACAGGCTGAGCACCTATTCCTGAAGGGAAATAATTCTCTAACATTACAACCTCCGTATTAAAAAGTGAGGTTACACATTACCCTTAAGATTACTCTTAGTGAAGAGGTATCTCATAATTATCACCCTTACCAATAACGCTTGATGAAATTTGTAATGGACTGGCTCTTATTTCAACGCAACCACTTACCGCGCGCCAGATGCTTAACCTCAAACATTAGCAATGAGATGTTTAATCTGAATCCACTCCAGAAGTAATCACCACTCTGTCTACAGGGCCTGATGTGAAGGATGATGAGTAAAATTATCGCTATCATCGAAGGCATTGCGTCCTGATGTACTCCTGCAGGTAGTTAACCTGTGCGGTTATCCTGTCGATTCCACTTCGGAGACGGTAATAATTGAGTTCAGCATCTGCTGTAAGTCCTGGGCTTTCTCCATCGCCCATGCCGCTGGCTCTGGTCGTTGATTTTGCACAGGTGGCGGCGACTTGCAGGCGCTTACGCCCAGAAGAAACATCAGCACGGAGACTTTCGATAGTCGCGTTAGCATCAGCAAGCTCCTTTGTGTATCTGGCGTCAAGTTCTGCTACGTCACGTTGACGCTTCTGCATATCAGAGATAGTCGCCATAGCCGAATCTAATGCCATAGCGTTTTCGTCGCGCTGTTTTTTGTATTCAATGGCTTTATTGTGGTAATGATTCGCTGACCAGACAAGACCACCAGCAATACAAGCAATAAACGTTAAAATGAGCGCCCAATAACTCATCTTCATACCAGCAGCGCCGCCCGCGCCTTGTTGTATCGAATCTTACGATCCTCAATACCGTTCAGACCGCCGTTAATGATGCGCGTAACACGAGTAATATCGGCACCGTAGACCATGCAGCCTTTAGATGTGTAGAACCATGCAGCTGAGCGCGCGGCCTGTAGCTCCTGCTCCAGTTGTTCAGGTGAAGTCACCAGATCTAACTTCAGCGCCGCGCCACAGATGCGATAATTATGGAGGCCAGTGATTTGAATTAATCCTCTACCGCGATATTTCCAGCCATCACCGGGTGCTTTGTTACCCAGCCGGTTGCTATACACCAGATTGGCAATAGCATCCTGACGAGCTGCATGTCCGGATGTTCTGCCAAGGGCATCAGCCTGCTGCTGTGTGATCCTCTTTCCGAACGTCGCCACCAGCGCAGATGGTGTGTAGTTAAAATTTTCAACTAAGGCGCGAAACCCCATCGACTCATGGCCTACCTGAGCGATAAACATCGCCTGATCCGCTGGTGCTGTAATGCCGAATTCCTTCATCGCCGCATCAATGTGCGGAAACCAGCGCGCAGCCAGCCCGGCGCTAATACCAGCCGCCTTTTGAAATAATTGTTGATTCATTAGTGCCTCAGATGATCAACCAGACGTGCAACGTTGCCTCTGACGGCCACCAGCACGGAAAGAAAAATAGTGTTCGCCACGATAATGGGCCATGAGGAATGGGGATAAATCCCACAGAGATAGGCCAACGGAACAGCACTGTATGTAACAGTAATCAGCCAGGCTAAACGTGAAACCCAAGGACGATGCCGCGAATCACCACGACGATAAAACATCAGAGTAATAACAACACAAGCACATAACAGCGCATTTATAGTTGCTGTCGGGTCATTTAGCTCCACCCGAACCTCCCCGGCGCGTTATGAGCGCCACCAGCGAGCCGATATCCTGATTATTCAGGAACGTCAGGATTTTAACGGCTAAAGCAGAGACGATTACGGCACCAATAGCATCCAGAGGTTTATCACTGTATCCGGTCAAGTTCGCCAGCTTGGAGCCAACCAACCCAGAGCAAAGAATCCCGGCAATATATGACACGATAAAATATGCCAGTCGGCGCGATGCACTCAGATCTGCTGCTGTTGCTATGTAGAATACAGCCCCTGCAAATGCGCCAAATACAACGCCGTAATCAGTTCCGGTCAGCAGTCCATAAACACTGGCACCCGTCAGGGCACCACCAGCCAGCCCAGTACCGGAAATCGGATCGGACATTTAGCCCCCTCTTAATTGCTGTTGGTCCTCTCAGATATGAGGGGAAGGGATCTTAATGACAGTCTGTTTATTATTTCAGTCAAACACTACCCTGTTGATGATTTCTCAGAAGCGAACTTGACTCCCAGGGGAAACTCAACTTTCCGTTAAAACCACCAGCAGACATTCGTTCAATTTCCACAGAAATATCACTGAGCCGTTCTTCAAGCTCTGCTTTTTCTTTTACCAGACGGTTATAGCGGCTTAGATGAAGCTTTTGCTGCTCCAGCCAGTCTTCAAGCTGTTCAACAGTCATACCAGGGTTAAAAAAATATGGCTGCTGCTTTTCGCCCTGCATTATTGACCTCCAGAAAAGCAAAAACCCCGCCGAAGCGAGGTTTGTTATGATTTCGTTAACGGCAGACATACAAAGCCCATCGTTAGGAAAATCCTAACCAGATTTTTTGAAAAATGCAAGAATCATGTCGCTATCTTCGGCGAAAATCATTTATCTCGTCACTTTTCTTAATTGCGCCTCAGCATATGCTTCTTCCTGCCAGCACTTTGTCACCAGTTTATCAATGACATCTGCATATCCTTTGTACCACTGATAATCCGTCAGGTCTGGTACCAGCTTCTGGACATGATGCCGCGCCAGTGTGGTTGGTAAACGGCTAAACCGGTTTCCATTGCAACGCCCACAAATCTTATAAACAGGCATGCCATGAAGCCGGGTTCTTTTTTCATCCAGGACAATACCTTTACCCTTACACCCTCTGCACGCTGTGCTGACTTCTCCCTTACCATGACAATGCTGACATAGTTTCTTCACCCACTCTTCCTTGATAACAGATTCCCCGCTTCTGGAGTGCTTCACCACTTCGCGCAATACATTATGAAATCCAGTACCAGCACAATGCTCACAGCGAGCCTTACTTGCCGCAGACCTGGAATAATCAGCAAAGGAAAAACTCACAAGGTAAGGGATGATCTGTAACCGGGTTTCTTCACTCAATTTGTTCAATGTCGGGTTATCCAGTGCCATCGCGTAATTGAGCAGACCTTCAATCGCAAATTGAGGATCCTGAACACCAACTTTTGCCAGGAATAAGGCAAACCCAAGCGGTGCTTTCGACTGCACCATCCCCTGCGCAGCCATCACATCCGTAATCGTTAAACCACCTGAGCCTGTCGCCGGTGCGTCATCGCTCAATTTTGGAGATTTTGGGGAGTAATATTTTGGTAAGGCTTCAAGGTTCATGCTCGTTCTCCACTTACGCCAATACGCCAATTGCCAGCGCACGATCGATAAAACGAAATATCAGCTCCAGCTGGGAGCCATACTTCTCTTCAAATGCCACGGTATCCGCATGCAGCTCGTCGTGATGCTTTCTGCACAAAGGCAACACAAAGAGGTCATGCGCTTTTGTACCCATTCCACCCTGACCGTGGCCTATCAGGTGGTGGGGATCATCAGCAGGCTTTCCACAACATGCACACGGCTGTGTCTTAACCCAGCGCGTGTACTTTTCATTAACCCAGCGGCGGCGTTTTGGGCGTAACATAAAAGACTCCGGCGACTCCGGATCCACTTTCAGCGCCAGCACCTTTTTTGCCTTATCCTGGATGATGCTGGTGGCAGGAACCGAAGGCACAAGGTCACTTTCCCGGGTGACAGACGGCACAACAGGCTTTGGTAATCTCAGTGCCTTACGGGCTGCACTTTCCGGTAAGGCATCCGCCAGGTCATTACGAATCAGCCACCAGCACAGTTCCGGCATTGTCACAACGTGACTATCATCAAAACCGAGATCCCGACGCACAACAGACAACACCCAGCGGGCACAGTTATCCGTTGCCATTGATTCCAGCCGTTCCGTGAACTGATCGCGCAGCTGGTTATCGCAGTGCCAGCACAGACGGATTGCGCCCGGAGCGTGTCGCATTGTGGTCATGTTCTCGCTGTGCCAGTCGGAATGAGGCCACTGGCAGCCTTTTTCACGAAGTAACCAGCTTTCAAGACATTCCACGCCACCAGCACGACGGATCACTGCCTCATTGCGGAACACGGCCCGAACGGCAGGATCATCCGCCAGCGGTTGTGATGCCGCCGGAACGGCACCACTGGCGAAAGATGAATAACGTTCCGGCTCAGGCTCCAGCAGAACACGCCCCTGCATAAACAGGGGCATCAGCTCTGAACCTGGCCTGAACAATACGATCCCCATACGCGGGGCAATTTCAGGGGTCAGTAGTGCTCTCACGGTCACCTCAATGAACGGTATCGAGCAGCTTTAACAGCTCAGGGAATCGGGATTCGAAGAAATGCGGCTGCGTCTCGCGCGGATTTGCAGGACTGGTGATGTTCTTGCCGAACATGCAGCCTTTCGCCGTCAGCGACCAGAATTTTTTGATGTTGTTAATCGCGGTACGGCTGTATCGTTCGCGTTGTTCAACGATCCCCAGCTTCACCATCTGGTGATATGCCTGATTAGCCGTCAGGCGGATACCATACTGCTTCAGCAGTGCACTCAGCGACAGCGTGGGGCGACTTGAGCCATCAGGCGCGTCAGCAGGAGCATCAATGGCATAGCGCGGTGCCAGATTCGGTAAGCCAACAGCCTCCTGAAGCTTCTGACAGGCTCCAAGCACTGATGAGTTAGACAGATTTAATTCCCGGCGCATAAAGTCCAGCAGGATCACGCCAGCCTGCATCTTGTCAGCAGCCTGTCCGGATAATTTTTCCGGTGCGCTGGTTACCATGTCGAAAGTACGGATCACCTTCAGATGGAATGACGGGCTGATCCACATTGCATAGGCATACACCAGTTCTTTGCAGACATACGTCCCCTGGTTATTTCCGCCATTAATGACGCTAACTGGTTGATTTTGTTCCAGAGGCGGAATTCCACCCTCGGTGAAAAGTTGTTCAATCAATTCACAGGTTTGCTTATTGGAGAGCCAGTATTTCGGGCGGTTTTTTTGTTCTCCCCCGGCAGCCCTGTGCAGATCGTTCAGGCTGTAACGCCCATAAGCATCACGACGAACTTCAATACCATCAATGACCATCAGATTATTCATACTTCGTTTCTCCTCTTGATCAGGCGGCTGCACCCGCCGTTTTCTCGTACTTACTGATGGTGATCTCGACCTTCCCTTTCGGGATAACCGGTCCCCACTCCACCAGCATTCTTTTCACCTGTTTGTCGTCTTCCCACACACCCGCGTGGGTCAACGCGTCAAACAGCGCCTTGTTATAGTTGTCCAGATCGCGGATCCGGTTATCCGGAGGAAACAACACGATCTCCACTGCAGCAGGTGCCGACGTTGGTTTTGGCAGACGACGTAACTGCTCAACTATTGCTGCGCACGCCGCGCTCTGAAATTTTCGCCCCGCCGCGCTTATCAGGCTCTTACCAGCAAATGCCCCTTTGTTGGGGTGTCGCCAGTACGTGTTCACGCTGGGCGGGAAAGGCAGGATCAGCTTCATACTTTCAGGCCTCTCTCATGTAACCAGTGGGTTGCACGCAGCCTGGCGTTTTCCTCACCGGCAAGCAGTGAGCGGATAATCCCGACCGCCTCGCTGTCGTCGTCCTTCACCGCGGTATGAAGCGTTATCCCCCGTGCCACGCCACGCTTTATCGTGATGACGCCTTTTTTCTCCAGTGCGCGAAGATGCTCCACCGCTGCATTCACTGAACGGTATCCCAGCATGGTAGCCACCTCCTGATTGGTTGGCGGGAAGCCACGTTCTTTCTGGTAAGAAATCAGCATATCCAGCACCTGCTGCTGGCATTGAGTTAACGTCGTCATTAAGCCCCCACGTAATTCCCTGACAGATACCACTCTTCACCCGATGCAGCGCGCCTGCTGCTTTTCCGTAAGCACCGCTCACGATGCGCCAGAAAATTGTTTCGTTCTGGCTGGGAGTGGCTTTCACGGAATGCCGCCATCCACACCGTTGCAGCTCGACGGAATAAGCCCCTGGACTCCAGTTCTTCAGCCTGGCGGGTCAGGCACAAAATCACCCGGGGGTCGTTAGTGCCGACATAGAAATTGCGCACAGGTCTGGTTTCACGAACAGATTGTGGTTCCGGCTCCTGCGCTCTCTCAGTCAGGCGCGGGAAATGTCTGCGTGTATCTCCTTCACAACGGTGAGCCACACGCCCACTCTGACGTAACTTGCTTGCTGACTGCAGAACGTGCCGCCGTGAGTAACCTGCAAAAGCATCCGCAATGTCTCCGGAAGTACAGCCCGGATGGGCTTCAATGAATTTCTGAACGTCATTTAACAGACTCATGATCACCCCCTGAATCCTGCCGGGATCTGGCTGTAGTCCACGTTGTCGTAACTGGCTTTGAAGTACGGGTCTTCACGTTTTTCTGTGTGCGTGCTGACGGACGGCGATAAGCGCAGGGAAAGCTCATCCCATTTTTCCCGCAACTTCGACGGGCTGAGCACGTTACGGCACCAGAACGGATCGCGGCTGACGCGGCTGTACATCTCGCAGATTTGTTTGTGAGTACGACCATCCTGCACACACATCAGGCGAATTTCGTTTGCCCAGGCTGTCCAGTTCGGTTCTTTGGGACGAACCACCTCGCCGTCACATTCGGCGGCCTGCTCGTACAGGGCGATGATTTTTTTCCAGAGCCACTGTGCGCAGGTCAAATCATCCTGCGTTCCCCACTGGCGCTTTTTAGGGCTGAATACAACCGCATCAGGATGGCGAGTTAAAAACTCCTGTTCAGCCGTTTGCGTGTCCGGTTGCGAAGCGTCCGGACGAGAAGAGGTTTTATTCTCTGTAGTAATCTCTGTTGTATTCTCTGTAAGATCATTGGGCCATTTTGACCCGATGACAGCGTGTCGTTTTGAACCAATGGATCGTGTCATTTTGCGCCCATCCATCAGGTCACTTTGACCCGATGGAGAAGTGCATTTTGACCTGATTGATTCGTTCACTTTGACCTCTTCTAAAAGCTCACTTTCATAGTTGATCGTGTAGAAGTTGGTCATGTCACGCTTCGATTTATTGAGTTGCTCGCGACGCAAAACCCCAAGTGATTTCAGGCTTGCAAATGTGCGTTTCAGAGTGGACTCTGACCAGAACGGAAACTGCTCCAGCCACTGTTCTGTCGTGTTATAAACCCAGCGAATTCCGCCATGCTCAGTGCCTGAATTCGTTTCATTCAGCCAGTAATGAAGCTGCTGCAACACAATTGCCTCATTCAGACCAATACGGCATGCAAGATCACGATTTATCACAATGGGCTGGGATGTCATTAACAGGCTCATGACCGACCTCTATTTCCCTGAATTTACGACGAAACTGTTCGAGCGGACTGAAGCATTCATGTTCATAGCCTTCACGGAGGTAGATAACCCGTTGTGTTTCCGGCTCCCAACGAATGACTCTGACGGGCACTCCGTAGTGATCTTTGAACCAGCGGTTAACTTGTCGCAAAGGACTGTCTCCTTCTGCCGGTTGAAATCACCCACAGCCCACTCTGCAAAGCTGTGGGTTACAATTTCCCTGTCACCTGGTACATTCACTGCATAGCAATACTCCACCTTCGCTTTTCCACCCGGTACAGGAAGCGCAATCAGTTGCGAGCGACGGTAGTGTGTTGTTAAACTGCTCATGCGTTAGTTTCTCCACAGACACAAAACGCCACGACGCCCGGAGCTGCACACTCGCGGGCGTCACTCTTTTCTGGAGCGCAAAAGATTTTGTAGACCAGTGCTGCATGCTCCTGGAGCTTCGAAATTGACAGATACAACTCATCATTAATTGCTGTCTGCTCGTGTGGCTCCACTACCCCATCTTCGATTGCCGAACGAATCTGCTTTGAGTAACTCCCGATCTGTTCGATGACTTCCAGCAGGCGCTGGTTTATATCGGCGTTCTCTACTTCCTCAATTTCAGGAAGCGATACAAACACCCCACCAGCAGACTGTGCGACAGCATCCGCAATGTAGTGAGTGCCAGCCGCGCGCTGTAAAACCATTGCCCATCCCAGCGGGAAAATCTGATCGCCATCTGCACGAAGGCGGTTGAATAAAGCGTTCTCTGTTACATCCAGCCAGTCAGCAGCTTCAGCGTAACCCCCAGGCAATGCCGCGATAGTTTTTCTGACAGCTTTCACGTACCACTCAGGTTGTTTTTCCACTTTCCAGTGATGCTTACCCACGGCTTACCTCCTGTTCCTGTGGTTTAAACCCATTCTGGTTTTGGCTAGATTGAAAACGTGCCGGATAAAGAATCTGCATTTCGCTGATTTCACCCTTAAAAAAATTGGCCAGACGTTCTGCAAGATCGATAGATGGAATTTGTTCCAGTCTTTCAATACGACTCAGCGTCGCTGGATTGACCTGAACGCCCGCAGCAACATGCTGCAAAGTAAATCCGTGCGCCTTACGCACATTCCGTAATGGTGATTGCATATAACCTCCACATATTGCGTGATGAGCATATTATTTCACGCAAATATTTTGCGCAAGTTGATTTGCTTAACGCGCAATAAAGAAATGTAATAAACGCATGAACATAGGAAATCGAGTCAGACAACTTCGCCAGGCGAAGAACATGAAAATCGCCGATCTCGCTGAAGCAATAGGAGTGGATGCGGCGAATATCTCGCGCCTCGAAACAGGTAAGCAGAAACAATTCACTGAACAAGCCCTGAGTAATATTGCCAGGAGCTTAGGTGTTGATATTGCTGATCTCTTTACCTCAGACCTCAAAAGTAATACTGTATGTAAAAACAGTATTAGTGAGGATGTTGCGCAGGTGAAGGATGTATTCCGTATTGAAATGCTGGATGTCAGTGCCAGTGCGGGAAATGGCCTTATCCAGGGCGGTGATGTCATTGATGTGATTCATGCCATTGAATACAGAACTGATAATGCTGTATCGATGTTTGGTGGACGACCAGCAAATCACATTAAAGTTATCAACGTTCGTGGGGACAGTATGTGTCCAACCATTGAGCCAGGAGATCTCATCTTCGTTGATATCAGTATCAATCAGTTTGATGGGGATGGTATATATGTATTTGGTTTTGATGATAAAATTTACGTCAAACGACTGCAAATGATACCTGATAAACTGCTGGTAATTTCTGATAATCAGATTTACCGCGAATGGGGAATTACCAGCGAAAACGAACATCGGTTTATGGTCTTTGGAAAGGTCTTAATCAGTCAGTCACAAACCCTTAAGCGACACAATTAACCCCCTACCTCAACATCAATTAGCCACCAGAAGGTGGCTTTTCATTACCCACCAAATTGCATATCTCGCAATAAAAACACTTGCATAATGCGCAACTTCATTTTATCTTTCTTTCCAGACCTACAAACAAGGTACTAACAAAATTTGGTTGTAACACGGCGTATGGCACATGCGTCGTTAGCGGTCTGGGGACGTTAAAGGGGACAATCCACTCCTTGCTCGGGCAAACAAACCAGGTAGCCGGAATGTGCAAGTCAATGATGATGCTGATAAGACGCCTAACCAGCGTGGCGATTCGGTTTGACGCCTGGGAAGAGACCAGGGTGCAACGATGAGGGCATTTATGGAACCGCGACAAAGTGTGGTGCCGTAACTGGCTAAGTGCTCTCAGCGTTGTGGTAATCCGCGAAATGGCGCGGCGGTAAGTATGGCGGGGTTACTCTTTCCCCGTTGAGGACACCGGATTGTCAGGTTGACCATACGCCTGAGTGACAACCCCACCACAACAGCCACTGCTTTGGCGGTACCAGTTTGTACACTTGCTTCCGGCTGGTACCGCTCTTTTTACAAAACAGAGAAGAGCATCACCGGACGACGGGCTCATAACCCAATCCATCCGGGCGGCAGTCACCGCAGGTGTTCTTCTCTGTTTTGTGGAGAAACTAACCGACCTTACAGGGTCGATATGATGAGGAGCAGCAAAATGGCTAGCGAACGCAGTACTGATGTGCAGGCATTTATCGGGGAGCTGGACGGCGGCGTATTTGAAACCAAAATCGGCGCAGTTCTCAGTGAAGTCGCTTCCGGTGTGATGAACACGAAAACCAAAGGTAAGGTCTCACTCAACCTGGAAATCGAACCGTTTGATGAGAACCGTGTGAAAATCAAACACAAACTCTCATATGTTCGCCCGACTAACCGCGGGAAAATTTCCGAAGAAGACACCACCGAAACGCCGATGTATGTCAATCGCGGTGGTCGCCTGACTATTCTGCAGGAAGACCAGGGACAATTACTGACTCTTGCCGGTGAACCTGACGGAAAACTCCGCGCAGCAGGTCATTAATATCGTTTTTAATAAACTGATTATTTCTCTCATCACTGAATATTTTTATATAGTGAGGACTTATTATGTCTCAGAACTTAGACTCAACCGCAATTAATCAAATCCATGCCCTTATTTCTGCTCAGGGTGTTAATGAAATTATCAGTAAGATTGGTGCCGATGCTGTGGCATTGCCTGAGAATTTCCGCATTCATGATCTGGAAAAATTTAATTTAAATCGCTTCCGTTTCCGTGGTGCGCTTTCCACTGCCAGCATCGATGACTTTACCCGTTATTCTAAAGATCTTGCAGATGAAGGCACCCGCTGCTTTATCGATGCCGATAATATGCGAGCCGTCAGTGTGCTTAACCTGGGTACTATTGATGAACCAGGTCACGCAGATAACACCGCCACTCTCAAACTGAAAAAGACAGCACCGTTCTCTGCCCTGTTGTCTGTTAACGGCGAGCGTAACTCCCAGAAGTCACTGGCAGAATGGATTGAAGACTGGGCCGACTACCTTGTGGGCTTTGATGCTAATGGTGACGCCATTCAGGCAACAAAAGCTGCTGCGGCAGTCCGTAAAATCACGATTGAAGCAAACCAGACCGCTGATTTTGAAGATAATGACTTCAGCGGCAAACGCTCCCTGATGGAATCTGTCGAAGCGAAGACCAAAGACATTATGCCAGTGGCATTTGAATTTAAATGCGTTCCGTTTGAAGGTCTGAAAGAACGTCCGTTTAAATTACGCCTCAGCATTATCACTGGCGATCGTCCTGTACTGGTTCTGCGCATTATTCAGCTGGAAGCGGTGCAGGAAGATATGGCTAACGAATTTCGTGATCTGCTTGTTGAGAAATTCAAAGACAGCAAAGTAGAAACCTTTATTGGTACTTTCACCGCCTGATTTCATTACTGCAAATGCCCCTGCGGGGGCATTTATGGAAACGTAATTAACTCAATAATCACCGGATGGTGAGGGCTTCCTTTTACCCGAATTCAGCGCGGTACAGCGCATATACGTGGAGAACGAAATGTCATTTATTAAAACTTTTTCCGGGAAGCATTTTTATTATGACAAGATAAATAAAGACGACATCGTGATTAACGATATCGCAGTTTCCCTTTCAAATATCTGTCGCTTTGCAGGACATCTTTCACACTTCTACAGCGTCGCCCAGCATGCGGTGCTTTGCAGCCAGCTGGTACCGCAGGAATTTGCTTTTGAAGCGTTAATGCATGATGCAACAGAAGCATATTGCCAGGACATCCCCGCTCCACTGAAACGCCTTCTTCCTGACTATAAACGGATGGAAGAAAAAATAGATGCCGTAATCCGTGAGAAATACGGGTTACCCCCGGTTATGAGCACGCCTGTGAAATATGCCGATCTCATCATGCTGGCAACCGAACGCCGCGATCTCGGGCTTGATGATGGCTCTTTCTGGCCTGTACTGGAAGGCATCCAGGCAACAGAGATGTTCAACGTGATTCCACTGGCACCGAGCCATGCCTACGGGATGTTTATGGAACGTTTTAACGAGTTATCGGAGTTACGCAAATGCGCATGAATGTTTTCGAAATGGAAGGGTTTCTTCGCGGGAAATGTGTACCGCGAGATCTGAAAGTGAACGAAACAAATGCTGAGTACCTGGTACGTAAATTCGATGCGCTTGAAGCTAAATGTGCGGCACTGGAAAACAAAATAATACCAGTGTCAGCTGAACTGCCACCAGCAAATGAAAGTGTTCTGTTATTTGATGCTAACGGAGAAGGCTGGCTAATTGGCTGGCGTTCTCTCTGGTACACCTGGGGACAAAAAGAAACCGGAGAATGGCAGTGGACATTTCAGGTCGGGGACCTTGAAAACGTCAATATCACTCACTGGGCAGTAATGCCAAAAGCACCGGAGGCTGGAGCATAATGACCACATTTACCAATAAAGAACTGATTAAAGAAATCAAAGAACGCATAGGCAGCCTGGACGTGAGAGACAATATTGAACGCCGTGCTTATGAAATTGCACTTGCATCGCTGGAAGCCGAACCTGTAAGCCAAGCTTACAACTTGCCAGAATTAATCGAAGGCATGGAAGTTTCCATTGATGTAAGTACTTGTGATGCTGATTTAGGTAATCGCTATTTCGGCACCGTCACCGAGGCGTCAGAACTTGATACTGCCAAGAATGGTTACATCCTCCTGGTTCAGGACGCAGAGCCAAACTTCGATGTAAATGGCAACTCTCCGGTAACTCCGGATGGTTGGGTTATGGTGCCGAAGAGACTAACAGCCGAGAACGGCGCTAAGGGGGCGCTATCCGGTGAATTTTCAGAAACTACGTTTATAAGCTGCCTGGAATGCTTTGGCGATGATGATTGCGATACCTGTGACGGAAGCGGACGTATTGAAATTAAAGTGCCAGTCACGTGGTCGACCATAAAATCTATCTGGGATAAAGGTATCGAGTATTTTGCAGCAAAACCATCACAAGAGGTGAAGTGATGAACAACTTAATGATCGACCTTGAGACGATGGGGAAAAATAAGGATGCACCGATCGTTTCCATTGGCGCGGTGTTCTTCACTCCAGAAACCGGAGACATCGGACAAGAATTCTATACGGTTGTTAGCCTGGAAAGTGCTATGGGGCAAGGAGCTACACCTGACGGCGATACCATCCTGTGGTGGTTGAAACAAAGCCCTGAAGCACGAGCTGCAATCTGTATTGATGATACTTTGTCGATCAGCGATGCTCTCTCAGAACTAAATCATTTCATTAACCGGCACGCAGACAATACGAAATATTTAAAAGTCTGGGGTAACGGAGCCACCTTCGACAACGTAATTTTACGTGGAGCTTATGAGCGAGCAGGACAAATCTGCCCGTGGGCATACTGGAATGACCACGATGTACGCACGATCGTTACGCTTGGGCGTTCCATCGGATTCGACCCCAAAATGGACATGCCTTTCGATGGCGAACGGCACAACGCCCTGGTTGATGCCCGTCATCAGGCAAAATATGTTTCCGCTATCTGGCAGAAATTAATTCCTGCCACCAGCACAGAATTATGATTTTCCCGGGTGCAGCCGGTTTTGATGGAGAAAATTATGAACACCTTGTTTTTACTGATGGCTGAATTCAATACCCCTAACATTGAACTCTCAGCAGTTAGCCAAAAGTACTTTGGCATGAGTCCAGCCACGGCAGAAGCAAAAGCAAACGCTTGTAAGTTGCCCGTTCCAACATATCGCATCGGCACATCACAAAAAGCAAAACGTTGCATCAATATTCAGGATCTTGCGGAATACATAGACAAAAGACGAGAAGAAGGACGTATCGAGTGGGAACAGGTCAGAACAAGCAAACAGAAGGGCAAAGAACATCACTAAAGAAAAAACCCGCCTAAAGGCGGGTTTTCAAAAAGCACCAGCTATGATCATGCTGCTTTGCGACGACGAAGCTTACCCTGCTGCTCTTTACCAGAGACAGTAGCGTGAGTGAACGCATTAGGAGCAGCCTTCATCAGAACTTCAACAGCAGCACCCATACCTGCGAATGCTTTCATTGTGTCGAACTTAAGCTGTGGCTTGGTTGCTTTTTGATCTTCCATAGAAAACTCCAGAAGCTATACCGAAACAATTCCTGTTGTTTACTCATCATCAATAGATGATACGCAATATTTATTTTTAAATTTAAGGTTCTTTGGCGTAACTTCATCAGATATATCAAAACCGTCCAGAATTCTATTGAATGTAGCTTCTGGCATATCATCATGAACAGAAATCTCACCCGATCGCTGCTTTCTAACCATGTTATCCACTCGCCAAATTATAGCTTCAGCGTAAACAACATAACTTGGATGCTTGATAAAGCGATGATCACCGGAATTCAAGACGCAAGACGGATCGTGGGGGACCCCATCCTTGATACTAGAAATATTAACAACTAAAACACAATAACAATCGTTAACGGGGTAATAAACAGGATCATTACAAATCACATGAAGATGATTGCATGGCCCAGTTGGGGCAAGCACAGTTCCTTTCCTGTATGGCTGATAATCCGTCAT